CATGTATTTGACCCAGGTAATTGGGATTGGTGTCCTGAAAATGAGGGAACCCAAAACCAACATATATGTCAAAAATCAATAACTACAGATGTAGTATATAATAAAGTATTAAAAATATTAGAACCAAAAAAAAACTTTAAATTTACATGGATAACAGGAGGTAATGAAAGTTATTTACCTATGATAGAAGTATTAGCTAAAAGTTTATTAAAATATTCTGAATATAAACTTATAGTATATAGTTTTAATTGTGATTCTACAATTGATTTACCTAATGTAATAAATAAAAGAATTAATTACAAACCAAAACCAACTATAAATTCTACCCATGAACCAGATTTATTTAGTAAAGATTATTCTATATATTTTGCTAAATATCTAGCAAGTTTAGATTCATTAGAAGAAAACTATGATAATTTTGCATGGATAGATGGTGATGCATTTGTAACTGAACATATAGATACTTCACTACAATACTTATCTAATTTAAAAGATTATCCTTTATTTATGAAATATTTTCATGAAGATATCAATCAATGGAGATATCATAAGGGTATAAAATTAGAAGGAAACTATGGTAATGAATTAGCTTCAATAAAAAATTTAAAACGAAACCCAAATAATAAATTAATAGCAACAGGGTTTTATTTTTATAATAAAGAATGTAAATTATTTTTTGAAAAATGTTTAGAATGGAATAAAGAATTAAACCAATACTCAATTAAAATTTATACCGATGATAATGCATTTTCAGAAGAAAGAGTAGCTAATAATATCTTATGGGAAGAAAATAAAACATTAGATTTACCTATTACATGGAATAATTATTATAGTTCACAGGATGAAATTTTAGTTAACCCCTATTTTTTAAAACAAGGATTTGATGTAATGTATGATAAATTTTCTCTTCAACCCTATTTTATTCATGGACCAGACCCTTCAGTTGCACCTAAAAATGCTAATACCTTAAATAAGGCATTCCATGATTATCAACTTAAAAAGTTAATGATTGTTGCACACCCCGATGATGAATTAATATTTGGAGGAGCAGAATTAATACAACATGGCCCAGAGTATAAAGTAGTTTGTATTACAAATAAAAGTAATAAAATTAGGAATCAAGAATTTAAAAATGTAATGGAATCACTTAATGTAGGTTCTTATGAAATGTGGGATTTTAAAGATTCACTTTATGATGAAACCGAAATTTATGATTTAAATCTTTTTAAAAACTTATTATCTAAAAATTGGGAAAAAATTGTAACTCATAATCCTATAGGAGAATATGGTCATCCCAAACATAAAAGATTATTTGAAACTATTAAAAAACTAACTAATAAATTTTATGTTTTTAGTAAAAATTCTACAAAATTATCTAAAAATATTTTAGATAAAAAATTAGAATTATTAAAATTATATAAATCAGAACAACCTGTTATTAATCAAATATTAACTAAAAATGGTGATTGGTTTAAAAGCAATTCTGATACTAATTATATAGAATATGAATCTATTACTAAGTATAACGAAAGTAAAGATATAACCCCTTATATAGCATGTTATGAAAAATAAAAATTTAGTTATCATTGTATGTTATTGTGATACAGAACAAAAAATAAAATTGTTACATAATATGATTAATCAAATAAAAAATAAATTTGATATATTAATAGCATCTCACTCCCCTTTACCTATTTCAATTCAAAATGATATAGATTATTTAGTATATGATAAAAGTAATCCTATTTTAAAATACCCTGAAAGGGGAATGGAATTTTGGAGAATTATTCAAAATCAAAAAATATCACATATAATGAATGATTATGGGTGGACTGTTTTTAATTTGAAAAAAAACGCAATTACATTTTGCCAAAATTTAGATTATTCTCATTATTCTTTTATAAATTACGATATAGAAATAACAGAAGAAGTATTAAATATACTTAATAATCCTAAAGATTTTATATGTAGCGATTTTAAAGACCCAACTACCAATGTTTCTCTATTTCCAAGTTTATTATTTAACATTTTAAGTAAAGAAAATGCTAATAAAATTAATACTTTAATATCTAAACAAGAATACACCAGCTCAGACCCAATAACAAAACAATCTTTATATTTAGATGCAGAAGCATATTGGGGACATTTAATTTCTAATTTTGATTATACTAAAGTAGAAACAAAAATAGTAGGATTGTTAGAAACAGGAAACCCAGATGTATTAAATTATAATAAAAGTAATAATCAATATAAATTATTTTTTTCTAAAAATGAAGTTATAGTATATGATAATTTTGAAGAAAAATTAGTAAAAATAAATATAAATGGAGAAGTAATTAGTTTAAATAATAAACAATCTATTATATACTTTTCTGAAATAAAGAGTTTAGGGTATTATCATAATAATAAATTAATAGATCTTACCTCTAAAGTAAAAAGTGATATTTATAATAGAATAGAAAAACATTAATATTTATAAACAAAAATAAAATGAGTACAACAAAGTTATTAAAAGAAGAGTTGCAGCAATTAAAAGATTTTCAATTAAAGGATAATGAAATTACTTTTGCTTTAGGACAATTAGAAATAAGAAAAATATTTATTGAAAAAGAAAAGCAAAAACTTCAAATTCAATATCAAAACCAACTCCAGAAACAAGAGAAATTAGGAATGGAACTACAGGAAAAATATGGAGAAGGTAATATTGATTTAGAAAAAGGAGAATTTATTAAGTTAAAATAGTTCTTTGAGAAAGTCTTTAATATGTATAATAAAACAATATTAAAAATAACATATAAAGATGGCAGAAACATTATTATCTCCAGGTGTATTAGCTAGAGAAAACGACCAATCATTTATTACTCAACAACCAGCTGAAATTGGTGCCGCTATTATAGGACCAACAGCATTAGGTCCAGTTGAAGTTCCTACTTTGGTTACTTCATTTAGTGAATATTCAGCAATTTTTGGTACCACAGTAGAAAGTGCTTCAATAGCATACTCATACTTAACCTCATTAGCAGCAAATAATTATTTCCAAAGTGGTGGATCTAGTTTATTAGTTACTAGAGTAACTCCAGAAGATTTTACTTCTGCGACAAGCTCATTTATTAGTACAGTAGATGGATCTGGTTTATTAACAGGAGATGATAATGCAGCAGCTTTATTTAGTTCTGTAACATCTGTTGGTACAGCATTTACAGGTTCTGGGGTAGTGGTTTACGCAGCACCACAAACTTTTATTGCTAGTGGTGGTGGAACAGGAGCAACATTTGCTCTTCAAACTAATAATGGAATAGTAACAGGAGTAACTGCTTCTTCCGCAGGAAATGGATATGAAGTAGGAGATACAATTACATTTTCAACTAATGATGTAGGTGGTTCTCCATTAGTAGCAACTGAATTAACAGGTTCAGCTACTTTAGGATTTGCAAATGGTAATGATGGTACTTTTACAGTTACCCAAGGAAACACTTCAACCGCAAACGCAATAGTAAGTGGTGTAAATTCAACAGGAGTAACTGGAGTAACTTTTACAATAACTACAGCAGGTGGAGATGGAGCCGCTAATATTAGAACTATAACAGCAACAGGGTTAGGAGAAGGAGTTAAAGTAGGAACAATTTTTACAATATCTGCAGCTGCTGTTAATAATGCAATAGGTGCAGGTTCAGGTACTGGAGATACAGTTATTACAATTCAAGAAGCAGATTTAACTGCTGATACCGCTGTTGTAACATTAGAAGCAGATAATTTAGCAGATGTAAATCAACCTTTTGAACTAGAAACAATTTCTGAAGGTGCTATAATGAATACAGGAACACAAGAATTAAGTGAAGGAGCATTAGCAACAGGATCTCGTGAAAATGTACGCTGGTCAGTAGCAAGTGTAAATACTGGTTCAGGAACATTTAGTTTACTTATTCGTAGAGGTGATGATAATGCAAATCAACAAGTAGTATTAGAACAATATACTAATGTGTCATTAGACCCATACCAACCAAATTATATCGCAGCTCAAATTGGTGATATTAGTAAACGTTTAGTAAATGAAGGTGCAGATTACTTTATACAAGAATCAGGATCATATGCTAATTTATCAAGATATGTAAGAGTTAAATCTGTAAATATGAAAACCCCTAATTATTTTGATAATAATGGGCAAGCAAAATCTGAATTTACAGGTTCTTTACCAGCTGTTCAATCTGGTTCATTTAATGGAGCAGTAGGAAATAATATTGTATCTGGTAGAGTTGCTAATTTCTATGATAAAATTGGAGATGGTGTAGCTTTTGATACACAAGGTTTAACAGGTAGTGATTATAATAACGCAATTGCTTTATTAGGAAATGTAGATGAGTATAGATATAATGTAATAAGTGCTCCTGGGTTAATTAACGCAGTTCACGCAACTCAAACTACGGCTTTAATTAATAACTCGATAAACAGAGGTGATAATATTGCTGTATTAGATTTAGTACAATATGGTAGCTCAATAGCTTCAGTATCACAAGCAGCTTCTGCTTTTGATAATAGTTATGCAGCAACATATTGGCCATGGGTTCAAATGATTGATCCTCAAACTGGAGAATTAGTATATTCACCAGCATCAACAGTAATTCCAGGAGTTTATGTATTTACAGATGCTTCAAGTGAACCATGGTTTGCACCAGCTGGATTAACTAGAGGAGCTTTAGGACAAGTAGTTAGAGCTGAAAGAAAATTAACAGCAACTAATAGAGATACTTTGTATGAAGCAAATGTTAATCCATTAGCAACATTCCCACAAAGTGGAGTAGTAGTATTTGGTCAGAAAACTTTACAGAAAAGAGCTAGTGCTCTAGATAGAGTAAATGTACGTAGATTGTTAATTGCTCTTAAAGGATTTATTTCTGGAGTAGCTGATAATTTAGTATTTGAACAAAATACAATTGCTACAAGAAATAATTTCTTAAGTGTAGTAAACCCATATTTAGAAGGAGTACAACAAAGACAAGGATTGTATGCATTTAAAGTAGTAATGGATGATACTAATAATAATCCAACTGTAATAGATAGAAATGAGTTAGTAGGACAAATATTCTTACAACCAACTAAAACAGCTGAATTTGTAATATTAGATTTCAATGTATTACCAACTGGAGCAACATTCCCAGCATAAAAATTAAAAAGATAAATATTTATAATAAAATAAAATAATAAAATGGCAGTATTAGATCCAAACGAAATATTTTTTACAGCTTTTGAGCCAAAACAAGCAAATAGATTTGTCATGTATATTGACGGTATTCCAGCTTATTTGGTAAAAGAAGTAGGGGCTGTATCTTTAACACAGGGAACAGTTGAATTAAATCATATTAATGTATCAAGATATGTAAAAGGTAAATCCACTTGGGATCCAATCTCTTTAACATTATTTGACCCAATTACCCCTTCAGGTGCACAAGCAACTATGGAATGGGTACGTTTGCATCATGAATCAGTTACTGGTCGTGATGGGTATAGTGACTTCTATAAGAAAGATCTTACTTTCAATGTACTTGGCCCTGTAGGAGATATTGTATCCGAATGGATTATTAAAGGTGCTTTTATAACTCAAGCTTCATTTGGAGATTACAATTGGGATACAGTTGATACAGCACAAAATATTTCACTTACAGTACAACCTGATTATTGTATTTTAAATTTCTAAAATTTTACCCACCCCTGATTAGAAAATAGCTTGGCTTTTGCCAGGCTTTTTCTTATTTTACCTATATGGTTCAAAACTATTCAGATTTTTTATCTTCTACTGAAATTAATTTAATAAAAGAAGAAGTATATAATTTAAAACAATATTGGAAACATTCTTCTCAATATCGAAATTCACATTTATTACCCTACAAAGATACTCCCCTTATAGAAGTTTTAAAAGACCAATATAAAGCAGAATATCTTCTAGGGGATGCTTTATATAGATTAGAGGGACATAAAGAAGATATAACGTTAGAAACCCAATTTGTGTTGTTAGAAACATTTCATTGGTTATATACAAAAATTACAAATAAAATTACAGAAATTACTTCAATAACATCTGAATTAGAACCTGATCTTACTATTCCTGGATTTCATGTATATGCTAATAATATTCAACCTTTTAATGAATTTAATTATCATGTAGATACTAGTATTTTAGATTATTATCCTACTATTGATACTAATAAAATATATTCTTTTGTATCTCTTATAGAATGTAATGGAATTACTCCTTATTTAGATTATAAAACAGGAACTAAAGAATATAAATTAGGAAGTTTGCATATATGGAATGGAAATATAAATCATAGGATAGGTGGATTTGAATTAAAAAAAGGAGATTCAAGAATAACTTTTCAAGGTCATTATTATTATGATCTAAATACAAAAACAAATAAATTATTTTTTTAAAAATTATGTGGAAATGTAATAAAAGTTTATTACATTAATATTTATAAACGCACAAAAACGTTATTAACAAATAAAGATTATGGCCGAATTTAAATTAGCTACTGAAATTGTAGATTTACCCTCAAAAGGATACTTATATTCTAAAGATTCTCCTTTAGCAGAAGGAAAAATTGAAATTAAATATATGACTGCTAAAGAAGAAGATATTCTTACTAATGCTTCTTATATCCAAAAAGGAACAGTATTAGATAAACTATTTCAATCATTAATTGTTTCTAAAATAAATTATAATGATTTATTAATAGGAGATAAAAATGCAATTATGATCGCAGCTCGTATTTTAGGGTATGGTAAGGATTATAATTTTACATATGAAGGAGTAGAAGAAACAGTTGATCTAACTGATGTAAATAACATTGAAATAGACGAAGAATTATTTAAATCAGGTAAAAATGAATTTAATTATACATTCCCTCATTCGGGTAATGAAATTACATTTAAATTATTAAATCATGGAGATGAAGTAAAAATCCAACGTGAATTAGATGGTTTAAAGAAAATAAATAAAAATGAAGATCCTACTCTTACTACAAGATTAAAACATATGATTTTATCAGTAGAAGGAAAAACAGATAAAAAAGATATTCGAGAATTTGTAGATAAATATCTACTGGCACGAGATGCTCGTGCCTTAAGAGAATATATTAAGTCAATATCTCCTGATGTAGATTTAACTTTTTTTCCCTCTGGTAGCGAAACAACAAAAACAATTCCAATTGGGGTTGGATTTTTTTGGCCTGACTTTGGAAAATAGTCAAACTTACAGAAAAAATTTATTTACTCAAATACACAACATAGTCTTCCATGGAAATGGAGGCTATGATTGGTTTACAATATATAATATGCCTATTTGGCTTCGTAAATTTACATTCCATGAGATAAATGAATATAATAAAGCTCAAAATGAAAGAGCAAATAAGTCAAAAAATAAAGATTCTTTAGTTAATTCCAAAGGTCAAGTAAAAAGACCTCAATTTAAAAACAAGTCTAGTTATAAGTAAAATTATTCTTTTTAATATTTATAACAAAATACTCATATGGCATTAGGAGACGATGTAAAAAAAGCTAAACAAGAGGCACAGGAATTTAAAGAAATAATGTTGCAATTAGACTCAACATTAGCATCTTTGGCGGCTACATTTGCAAATGGGTTTGGTAAAGGAGTGGATGATGCTGTAAAAAAAGCAGAAAAACTTACTCAAGTTTACGAAAAAGATCTTTCAAAAGCAGTAGCTCAATCTAGAAAAGATCAAGAAGCCATAAATAAACTTCAAGATCAAGCTAATAAAGGTAAAGCTAGTGAAGCTAAAGTAGCATCAAAACTTGCTGATATAGAATCAAAAAGACAATCAGTTCTTGATAAAATTGAAAATGCTAAAAGAGAAGGATTAAAAATTAACTATGAAGAAGCAAATGCTTTAGTAGGAGTTTACAACCAACAAGAAAAAATTACTAAAGAAATTGAAGAAAGAGTTAAAGCTCAAGATGATTCTTTAGGTGCTATAGGAAAAATTACAGGGGCATTTACTGGTTTATTAAGTAAGCTAGGAATGGGTGATCTTAATAAGTTTTTTAACTTAGATAAGGCAAATGAAGCATCTAAAGTACAATTAGAAAACCTAGGTAAAAGTGCAACCGCAGGCCAAAAAATAGGTACTGTTACTAAGAACATAGTTAAAAATTTAGATCTCGCAGGGTTAGGAGCAGGTGCTTTATTTGGTTTAGCTAGTAAACTATTTGACCAATTTAAAAAGGCAGATCAATCTACAACTGAAATTGCTCGTGGTCTTAGTATGTCCAAAGCTGAAGCTAAGGAATTTAAAAAAGAAATGAAAGAAACTAGTGGATCATTTCTATCCACTGCTGTATCTATAAAAGAACAGAAAAAAACTGTAATGGCTCTAAATAAAGAGCTAGGTGGTACTGCAATTGCATTTAAAAAAGATATTTTAGCTGGTGCAGCAGATACATTAAACAGACTTCATCTATCAGAAGAAGCAGTAGGTAACATGGCTAAATTAGCTATGGTTACTGGTAAAAATTTTAAAGCATTAGAAAAAGAACAAGCTAAAGGAGTTTTAGATGCTGAAAGAGAATTTGGGATTAGATTAAAATTATCAGATGTCTTAGATGAAGCTAATAAAATAACAGGTTTAACCCGAGTTAATGCTATGGGTATTGAAGGTGGTTTAACAAAAGCAGTTGCTACAGCTAAATCTTTAGGTATTGAAATGAGTGCAGTTGCAGGGTCTGCGGAGTCATTATTAGATTTTGAATCTTCTATTCAAAAAGAATTAGAGGCAGAATTATTAATTGGTAGAGATTTAAATTTAGAAAAAGCTAGGGCAGCAGCTTTAGCAGGAGATCAAGAAGCATTAGCTAGAGCATTAGTTGAAGAAGCAGGTAGTTTAGAAGAACTACAAGGTATGAATGTTGTTCAACAAAAAGCATTAGCAGCATCACTAGGAATGAGTGCCGATCAATTAGCAGATAGTTTAATGACTCAAGAAGCATTATCTACACAAGCACAGGAAGATTTAGATAGAGATGCTCAAGCAGCTTTAAATAATGAAAAAATGCTTTCTTTACAAGAAAAACAAACACTAGCAATGGAAAAATTTTCTGAAACAGTTCAAATGTTAGGTCCATTATTATTAGTAGCAGCAGCAGCTGCAGCTGCAATTGCTATTGCTATGTCATTTGGTACTGCAACTCCTTTAGTTGTTGGGGGTATATTAGCAACAGCAGCAGCAGTTGGTGGTATAATGTCTCTTAGTAACGTAGAAGATGGTGTAGCACCACCAGGATCAGGACCTTTTACTATTACAGATAAATTTGGTGCTACTACAGTAACAGCAGCGGGTGATGGTTTAGCAGTTTCTCCTAATATAAATACACAAGGCGGAGCAGGGGGTAATGCCAATATGGGTGAAACAAATATGTTATTAAAACAAATTTTAAACAAAGAAGGAACAGTAAAAATGGATAGTACTGAAGTAGGTACAGCTTTTTCTGTAGGTTCTAGACAAATACAATAACTTAATATTTATAATAAAAACAATAATTATGGGACTTTTAGACAAATTAACACAAGGTAACTCTAATTTAACAGGGTTAAATGGTGGTACACCATCTACACCTGATTTTGCATTATCAAAATTACATGATACTTACTCAGCAGATGGTATTCCTAAAGTAAATGGTAAACCAGCACCTTCAAATTTAACATCAGGTGATCCAGTAAAGTATTTAGATAATTTACCAAGATAATATAACATGGGACTCTTAGATTTAACAACAGACCTTAAATCTTTAAGGTATGGTAAAGACCGTATAGGTGGAGGGAGTAGTAAAGAACCCTTTATTACTACATCTATAGACAGTACTCCTGGAGATACTGGTGGTCCTGATTTCCTTCTAAGAGCAAATGCTTTACAACATACTGCTGATGATACTTCAAGAATATTTCAATATTTAAAAAGCCCAAAAGGAATACAATTTGCATTAAAACAAAATTTACTATCTAGAACAGCAGTTAGAGCTCAAGCAAGTAATGGTCCTATAAATGATGGAATTTATTTACCAACTTCAACTTTAGCTCAAGTAGGACTTAGTGGTGCTGGGAGTCATTTATTAAAACAAGGTATAAATCCTTTTGCAAATACAACAGCTAATGCTGCTAATACAGGTATAGGAATTATTGATAACATAGCTAATTTCTTATCTGATAGTTTACCTTTATCAGCACCCTTTTATGTTAAAAAAGTTACTAAATCTCAACCTATTTCTGAAAATAGATTAACTAATTTAGTTGATTATAAAATGGGAGTAGCAGCTCAAACCACTAATCCTTTTAGTTCTTTTTTAGATAACATTACAAGTGGTCAAGGTGTTGGGGGTTTTTTAGGTGGATTTGGAGGAGGATTATTAAATAATATTTTAGCTACATCTGCAACTGCAGGTCAAAAATTCAATAGTATTTCTTTAAATAAGGATGAAATATTAAGATATGATGGAGGTCCTGGATCAGCATTAGGTCTTGGTCAAACATCTTTAAAAAGGGTAACAGTAACTAATAATGAAGAACCTTATCTTCTTAACTATAGTGAATTAGTAGCAGTAGGAGATTCAAAAACTTCAAAAGCCCAAACTTTACTTGATTTTAGATCCCTAAAAAACCCAGAATCAAACCAATCTGTAATATCTACAACTTTAGATTATACTAGAGATAATATAGAAAATAGAGTACATTTAGGTAATCCTGGAAGAAGAAATAAAAATTTATCTAATTATAATATTGGAACTGGAGATGGTCCCTTAGATAAAATAAATGCCTTACCCTTATATCTTTCTTCAAATGTAGTAGGTTCTTATAAAGGAGATAATATTAAAAATGATTTAATAAAATTTAGAATAGGTATATTAAGTAATGAATATGATGATTTAAAAACATACATTCATTTTAGAGCATATATAGATAGTTTTTCAGATAATTACTCAGCAGGTTGGTCTGAAGAAAAATTTATGGGTAGAGCTGAAAGTTTTTATAGGTATAATTCTTTTAATAGATCAATATCTATGGGGTGGACTTTAGCTGCTCAATCTGTAGATGAATTAATTCCTATGTATCAAAAATTAAACTTTTTAGCTTCTAGTTTAGCACCTGATTATAGTCAACAAGGATATATGCAAGGAAATTTAGCATATTTAACTATGGGTGGATATTGTTATGAACAACCTGGTATAATTACAAGTTTAAATTTATCGTATCCAAAAGAATCACCCTTTGAAATTGATACTAATAGTAAATCTGGAAGAAATGATGGAGGGAAAAAAACTAAAGAACTACCCCATATTATGACTGTTACTGGATTTGAATTTAAACCTATCCATAATTTTGTACCTCAAATTCAACAAAATAATTATGATGGTCTTGTAGAAGGAGGTGCATCATTTATATCTAAATTTGGTGATGAAAGATATATTGCTTTAAGAAATCAAAACGGAAATAATTATGATGGTACTGATGGTACAGAAAATTTTACAGTCCCTTCTTCTAAAACCGAACAAGAACAAGCTTCAGTTGATATTAATAATACTGAAGAGGCTATAGGTTCAAATACTGATAATTTTATAAATAATATGATAGAACCAACATAAAAACCAAAAAGATATGAATAGATACAATTATACAAATTTATTTGGAAGAGATTTTTTATATTTTGGAACTACAAAGTATCCATCCCCTCCCTTAAGTTCCTCAGATATATATGTTATTACTCAAGAAAATGACAGATATGATCAATTAGCCCAAAAACATTATGGTGATTCTAGTTTATGGTGGGTTATTTCTACTGCAAATCCTAATTTAAAACAAAATTCATATTTTCCACCTGTAGGTATACAAATTAGAATACCACAAAATATAGCAGCTATATTAAATAGTTTTAAACAATTAAATGAAAGATAGTTATGACAGGAAATCTAATAGGAGAAGAATTTGATGATTATGTTTTTAATCAAATAAATGCAAGACAAACCCTTTCAGGAAAAGGGTATGATGTAACTAATTTAGAAGATTCTAATCTTTTATCTCCAAGAGAAATTAATTTATTAAATAATAAATCTTCATTTATTAAATTAGCATCTGGAGTTGACTTTTTTAGTTATTTAGATATCCCAACTTTTGATGAAGCTTATAAATCTGGTGCTATAGATCCTAATGGTATTTTTGAGTGGGGGGGAGCACATAAATTAAAGGATACAAATGAGGAAAGAGAAAATGGTTATATAATATTAGACAGAGGTCAGGAGGAATATAAATTATATAAAGAACAAATAAAACAAAATAACAAAAACCAAAGATTAATGGGAATCCAAAAACTCAGAAATATAGGTTTTAGTTTAGAACAA